GTCGGCGAAGCGTTTCATGAGCGCAAAGCAGTACCGGCAGGAATTCGAGGCGTCATTCGAGACTGCGACCGGGCTGATCTACGAGGATTATTCCCTGGAGAATGTAACCGATGAGGTGATCGGCCCTCACGAAGAATTGCATTGGATGCATGACCAGAACTACACCCCACTTTCGTCGTCCATCGGGGCGATCCGAGACGATTGCTTGTACTTGATGGATGAGATAATTTTGCACTCGGCCTCTTCGCGGCACTCGGCAGAAGAGTTTGTTGAGAATTACAAGGATCACAAAAACAAGTGCATTAATCTGTACGGAGATCCAGCCGGGCGCGCTGGCGAAAAGCACGGCCTGGTCTCAGACTACATCGAAATCAAGCAAGTGCTGCAAACCCACGGCTGGGAAGTCAACGACCTGGTGAAAAAAGCTGCGCCAGCGATCAAGGATCGACAAAATGCAGTGCGTGCACGAATCTGTAACACGTTAGGCGAACGTCGGCTGTTCATCAACCGAGAACGGGCACCATGGTCGCACGAAGGGCTGGCCACGGTGCAGCTCAAAGACGGCTCATCTTTTCAAGAAGACCAGCGCAACCCTTACCAGCACATCACCACCGCAATCGGGTACATGGTGGAGACCGTCTGGGGCGAAAGCGAAGACTTAATTTACACCGGCATCGGTGTGGTTCGATAACCAAGAGGCCAATACGATGGAGACCAATTCAACGCTGCAGTCATTTCAATTCCAGCACCCGGCATACGTGGCTATGCTGGCCGACTGGAAACGCATTGACGACATCACGCGTTCGCGCAACCTTGACAATTACCTGTTGGAGCTGAACCCGACCGACAAAAGCGCCGTCAACAAGGAGCGTAACCGGCAATACAAGCTGCGCGCGATCTTCTACGCGATTGCTTCCCAGAGCGCCAACGGAATGGTCGGCAGCATGTACACAAAATGGCCCGAGTTGGTGGTGCCCGTAGCGCTGGAGTATATGGCGGAAAATGTGGACGGGGCTGGCGTGTCCATCTTCCAACAATCGCAGTCTGTAGCATCGAGCACGCTGCGCAAAGGCCGCGCTGGATTGTCGGTGGCGTTCCCAGAAACGACCGGCGAAGTGAAGGCGTCGCAGATTCAATCCGGCGAAGTTGCTGCTACAATTCACGAGTGGCGGCCAGAGCAAATAATCAACTGGCGCGTTGAGTCCATTGGTACGCGTTCCGTGCTGGTGCTCGTGGTGTTGTATGAAAGCGCCCAAGTTGAGGCTGCGGACGGATTCGCGCTGAAGGCCACAGATCAGTACAGGGTGATGCGCTTGGAAGCTGGAGTTTACCGCGAGACGGTCCACCGCAAGAACGCTGCAGGGAATTGGGTTGTTGAGTCAGACAAATACCCGAAGCGTGGGGACGGCGCCGCATGGGACCACATCCCATTTTTCTTCGTCGGCTCGGAGAACAACGACGTGGCGCCAGACGATCCACCCTTTCTCCCGCTGGTGAACGTGAACGTGGGCCACTTCAGAAACTCGGCAGATTACGAGGATTCGGTTTGGTACTCGGGCCAAGCGCAACCCTTCATGACTGGGGTGACCAAGAACCACCTGGCAATTATGAAAGAGCATAACATGTACGCCGGGTCGCGTGAAGTTATGGGCGTTCCGGCAGGAGAAACGTACGGTTACGCCCAACCATCGCCTAACACGCTGGTTCACGAAGCCATGGGCATGAAAGTAGAGTTGATGGTGGGGCTGGGAGCGCGCCTGGTGGAACGCAATGCCGCTGCGAAGACAGCAACGCAAGCCTCCGGCGAACGCGAAGCGCAACACTCAGTTCTTTCGCTCGTGGCGTCCAATGTCTCGGAAGCTTACACAAAGGCGTTGGTGGCGGCGGGGGCTTATACCAACTTGAGCGAAGTTGACCTGAGCGAAGAGAAATTACACTACACGATCAACCAAGAATTCGTCCAGGTGATTGCCGACCCGAACCTGGCGCGGGTCATGATGGAAGGTTACGCGAAGGGCCAGGTGCCATTGCCAGATTACGTCGCATACATGAAACGCAACGGGCTGTTTGGCGGGGACTCGTCTGTTGAGGATTATTCAGAACTTCTGAGCCAGTCCGGTGGGGGGGAGTTTGAATGAACACGCCAGACCAGCTCATTGAGCAATCCGCGCGCCACGCTGCGCACTTGGAACGGCTGAAGGCGGGCGAAGTGAAAAAGATTCGCGTACTGCTGCGCGATGCCGAGGAAAAACTGGTCGCCCGGCTGGCGCGGCAACGCGTAACGAGCTGGTCGCGGGCGCGCGCTGAAGTGCAGATTGAAACCCTACGCGATCTGTTGGCAAACGCGTACAGGAAAGACATATTGCCGGCGCTCAAATCCTCTGTTTCCGCGCTGGGCGCTTATGAGGCGGGATTCGAGGTGCGTTCCCTGGCGAACGTCATAAGCGCCAATTTTGAGACGCCAACGCCAACGCAAGTCTCCGCTGCAATAAGGCTGCGCCCATTGTCGATCAATGGCCCTGACAAGGGCAAGCTGCTGGACCAATTCGTGAAGGATTGGTCGGCCACCGAGATCACGCGCGCGACTGGGGCCATCCGATCAGGTTTTGTGAATGGTGACACGACTGAGCAAATTCTTTCTACGCTGAGGGACGACATTTTCCCGGTCACCAGCAGGGCAGTTCAGGGATTCACGCGCACCGCGCTCCAGCACGCAGCAGTGACCGCGCGCGAAGAGACGTGGAACCAAAACAAAGACATCGTGACCGGGGTGACGATTGTTGCAACGCTGGACGGCAAGACGAGCGCCATCTGCAGAACGCTGGACGGCAACGAGTACCCGCTAAACAGCGGACCGCGCCCGCCGTTTCATCCGTCCTGCAGGACCACCACCGCAGCGGCATTGTCGGAAAAGTTTGCGTTCTTGGACCAAGACGCAACGCGCCGGGCGCGCGATCCGGAAACTGGAAGGGTGAAGTACGTCAACGCGGACTTGAAATATTACGGCTGGCTCAAAAAGCAACCTGCATTAACACAGGATTCAATCATCGGTCGAACGCGCGGGAAACTGCTACGCGATGGCGGCCTGAGTTCAGAGCGATTTAGCGCGCTCCAGCTCAACAAGAATTTCAAGCCGACCAGCTTGGAAGAAATGCGGAAGCTGGAACCTGCAGCATTCGCCAAAGCAAATCTCAACAAAAAGGCAGCGTAATATGAAACTGAAAAAAGCAATCACCAAAGAAGAGCACGGCGCCCTGAGCGAAGCACACAAGGCGCTATACGCGGTGGATGGGGAGGGCTACAAACTTTCCATTGAAGTGGAGCCCGATGCGCCAGCAGACAACACGGACTTGCTGGAGCGAATCAAGCGCCTGGAAACCAACAACCAGGCGCTGCTGGACGAAAAGCGCCGGGCGAAAGACGAAGCCGACGAAGCCAAGCGCAAAGCCGCAAAGGATTCCGGCTCTGTTGAGGAGTTGGAAAAGTCCTGGCAGGCAAAATATGACGACTCGCTCGCGGCATCAAAAAAGGAAAGCGACGAGTTGCGCGGTGCATTGTCCAGCGTCACTTCCGGCAGCAAAGCCAACGAGATGGCAGCCGCCATTTTCGGTGAGCACTCCGGCGCGCTGTTGCACCACATACAACAGCGCCTCACCACCGAGTTCGGCGCAGACGGCATGCCCAAGACCCGAGTGCTGGGCGCAGACGGCAAGCCCACGGCCATGACGCTTGAAGAGCTGGAAAAGTCGCTACGCGAAGACAAGCGGTTTGCGCCCTTTGTCGTTGCCAGCCGAGGCTCTGGCGGCGGTCCTCCAGGCGGCGCGGGCAATGGCGCACCAGGCGGCAAGGCATTCAACCAAATGAACGGGTCGGAGCTGAAGACGCTACGGCAGGAAAATCCCAAGGAGTACGACCGATTGAAAGATGAGTACAATAAAACGCTTGACGTGTGAGAAAAGTGAAGGCATAATAGCAATCACAAAAGGTTTTATTGCCGGCAGGCGCTGGCGCTAAGACCGGGGAGAAGCGCCCCACGAGGAAACTATTCCTGTCGGGCGCTTTTTTGTTGAAAGTCCCGGCTAAACATTACCGAGGACTCGACGATGTCAACAGTTCAACTCTCAGATGTTATTGACGTGGTGGTCTTCCAAGACTTGCCCGGCGTCAACACTCCCGAACGCACCGCATTTTATAACTCCGGCGTTATCGCCGCATCCCCTTTGCTTAACCAGATTGCCAACCAGGCAGGCAAAACTGCTGAGTTGCCTTTTTGGAATGATCTGGACGCGACCGATGAGCCAAACATCAGCACCGACGACCCGACCGACATTGCTTCGCCCGGCAAGATTGACCAGGGTGAGCAGATTGGTCGCAAGGCTTTTCTGAACAACGGCTGGTCTACGTCCAATCTCGCTACGGAAATTGCGATGGGCGAACGCGCCATGGATCGCATCCGCTCACGGGTGGACGCTTATTGGACCCGACAATGGCAGCGCCGATTGCTTGCTGCAGCCCAGGGCGTTCTGGCAGACAACGTGGCCAACGACAGCTCAGATATGGTGATCAACGTGGCTGGCGCGACCAACGCGGATGTCACTACGACCAGCGTGTTCACGCGCTCCAATTTCACCTCTGCTGCGTTCACCTCGGGCGACCACTTTGATAATTACCAGGCCATCGCTGTCCATTCAGTCGTTTACAAACGAATGGTTGACAACGACGACATCACATTCATCAAGGACTCGGTGGGCAACCTGACCGTGCCAACTTATCTTGGCCGGATTGTGATCTGCGACGATGGGATGCCCTTCACCCCGGCGGCTGGCACCGGCGCCACCGATGCAGCGCCCAAGTTCACCTCCATCTTGTTCGGCGCTGGCGCGTTCGGCCAAGGCGACGGCACCCCTGCCAAGCCGGTAGCAATTTCGTCCGATGAAGAGCAGGGCGAAGGCGCGGGCATCGAAACGCTGTGGACTCGCAAGACTTGGTTGCTGCACCCATTCGGGTTCCAGAGCACCGGCACCCCGGCCTCAATCTCCCAAACGCTGGCCGAGTTGAGGCTGGCTGCTGCATGGGACCGCGTTGTTAATCGCAAGAGCATCCCCTTGGCGTTTCTTGTGACCAACGGTTAATCAATCCCACGACCGGGCGCGCTCACGCGGTCCGGTTTTATTGCCACTCAGAGGATCGACAGATGCCTACCGAAGACGAGATTGCGAAAGCTGCAGAAGCAGAAGCCGAAGCCAAGGGCGCGAAAAAAGCCAAGGGCAAGCCCAAGGCCGCACCAACGCCAGCCGACCTGGTTCGGCATCAGAACACGCTTAACCAGCAGATCAATGCCGACGAGCGCAAGAGGGCGCTTAAAATTTTGGCAAAGGGTTAAGCCATGAGCCTGGTGATTGAGACCGGGGCTATTGTCCCTGATGCGAATTCTTGGGTTGAGCGTGCAACATTCATTGCTTACGCGGCTAGCAAAGGCATCACGGTTGCAGACGCGGACACTGCGGACGTGGCCTTGGTTAAAGCTGCTGCGTTTGTCAATGAAAGCGACCCGGCGCTAAAGGGCACAAGAGTTTCCCGGTCTCAATTCACCTCGTACCCGCGCAGCGGATTGGTGCTGCAAGGATTCAGCTGGCGCGCGGACGAAATTCCCGAGCTGGTGAAACGGGCGCAAATGGAATTGGCGCTGGATGTCAATGCGGGCGTTGACCTGCACAATATTCCAGCGAATCCGAACCGACCCAAAAAGAGCGTTGGCGTTGAGCAAGCGATTGACGTTTCGTACTTCGGAAGCGACAAGGATGTGCAGATGCGCCGTGGCAGTTCTGGCCTGGCGTTGCTGTACGAGTTGATGGGGCCAGTGCGCATGACTTTGGAGCGCGTATGAGCCAGGAGCTTTACGAAGAGTTGGCCGCAGAAGCTGCATCGTTGCTCGCAGAATTTGGGCAAGCAATCCCGGTGCGCAGGCAAAGTGGTGGCGGCTCAGACCCGGTCACCGGCGAGCGCAACAGCCCAACAACCCAGACGTTTGCGCCCAAGGGAATTTTGGCGCCGTACCCTTCCGAGATGATTGACGGAACGCAGATTATGTACGGCGACCGGTTGCTGATTCTTGAGCATGGGGTTGTTGAATTGAAGTTGACAGATCAATTGGACGTGACCGGAAAGCGGTGGACGATCCAGGAAGTTATTGAAGTGAACCCCGCCGGTGTTGGACTTGTTTACCGAGTTCAGCTGCGCGGCGCGGCAAGGCGGTAAAGGGCATGGCAAGGGTTATTCCGATCGGGCAACTGGCGAGCGTTCTGGGCGAAGAAGTCGAGACGACCGTGCGCGCCATCAAAATTGCCCTGTTCAACGGCGTGATCCGGGACACACGCGTTGGCAATCCGTCGGCGTGGGCTGGCCCGGCACCGGCGGGCTATGTGGGCGGTCGGTTGCGTGGCAACTGGCAGATAACCACGGGCGTCCCTGCCAAGCGCGCCATTGATCGGATTGACCCGACCGGCGAATCTGCATTGAAGGATGTGAAGGAAGGCGTGACCGCGATTGGGCGGGATTTTCTGACGAACAATCTGCCCTACGCCGCAATCTGGAATGAGCGTGACGCGATCATTGATCGCAATGCGGCCCGAATAGACCGGATTGTCAAGGAGGCCGCGCGTGGGTAATTTGGTGTCGATAGACCAGGCGATCGTGCTGGCTTTTGTTGCCGCGAACTTTGGGTTGCCCATCGCGTATGAGAACGATGATTTTGATCCACAGGATTCATTCGACCCGGCGACTGCGGATGCGTTTGCTGAATTGATTGTCGCGCAAAATGACGTGACTCCTTTTTCGCTGAATCACTCGGATCAATCCGATGGCGTGTTCAGGGTGATTCTCCGCGCCCCATTGCGCGATGGGGCAATACCGATAAAGAAAAAAGCTGACGAGATTTTCCAGGCTTTTAAAATTGGCAAGAGACTTACCCAAGCGGGAGTTTCTGTGACAATGACTGGCGCAAAACGTGAACCTGGCGTGCCGGAGGACGGGTGGTTTAAATTGGTTTTAACAATGCCCTACAAGGCGTTTCTAACGAGGTGAGATTATGAGCGAAATTGATATTACAGCAGGCACGGTGCTATCCCTGGCTCTCGGCGCGCCCGCGACTTATGACAGTGTTGGCTTTGAGGCGCTGACGCTGATTGAAGTTGGTGAGGTTGGCGCCATTCCTGAATTCGGCGGTGAGGCGCAAGTTGGCGAATTCACGCCGGTGAAGACGGGCGCAGTTAACAAGCGCCCTGGCTCGATTAACTACGGCTCCTTCACGGTCCCGCTGGCCATGCTCTATGGCGACGACGGCCAAGACCTGTGCCAATCCGGATTCGACGGCGCCAACGCCCGCAAGGTGCACTCCATCGGCGTTGAGAAGGCGGGCGTTGGCGCGATATATTACACCGCAGTGATCACAGCTTACAAGTTTAACTTGGGCGATGCAAATCAGATCAGCCAAGCGTCCGTGACTTTTAACCTGACCGGCAAGCCACTTCCGGTGGTTGCTGCTTAACGAACCCGGCCTGGCCGGTAGAAGGGATTGGGCGTCGCTGTCCGTTCTTTCCCTTCGCACTAATTTGGACAGCGAACTTTTCATAAAGGCAGGCAGCGATGAAAGTAACAAAATTTAATACGGTGAGCGCGAGCAACATTCCTCGCGTCCACGCACTGGTGAATCCGTTCACCGGCGAAGTGATCCGGGACGATAAAGGCGACACCCTGGACTTTAAGCTGTACGGCGTCAAGAGCGATGTGGCGCGCAAAGCGATCCACGCGCGCGATGCAAAATACGGCAAGCAACAAAAGTTGACTGATGAAGATGCGGCTCAATCTGGGGCCGAATATCTCGCAGCAGTCACCGCGTCTTTTTCAAGCAACATCGAATTGGACGACGACGAAGGGCCACTGGCGGTGAACGACGAAAATACAAAGCGCATCTATATGTCGGAGGATTGGATTGCGCGCCAGGTTCACGACTTCCACATGAGCATCAGCAACTACGACCCAGAACGCTGGGGAAAGTCCGTGCGTGGGTCAAGCAACTCGGATGGCTCCACGCAATCCCCAAAGGCCAAGAAGAGCCACGCGGCGTAAAGCTCACTGCGCAGGGGTCTGTTGATGCGGAGTTGCCCGACCTGGAATGGGGGGAGCACCTGCTAAGAATTCTCCTGAAAGTCGGGCCGGGGACCGACTCCGGCCACGGACCTGTGCCGGTGTCGTGGGGTGAGATCGATTCGTGGTCGAGAGTTTCAGGATTTTTTATTGCCGGGCACGAAGCTGAAGAGATAAGGATTTTGAGCAAGGATTATTGCTCTTCGTTCCACGCAGGCCAAGACCCCACGGAAATAAAACCGAGCTTTGGTGACGACAGGACGGTGACCGAGAAGCGCAGAGAGCAAGTGGCGCGCCATTTTGACGCGACATTCAATAACCTGATGAGGGCCAACGGCAAGTGACAAACGTAACCCGCATAGCGCTGGAAGCCGACAGCCGCCAAATTCGACAGGCGCGAACCGATCTGAATCAGATGCAGGGCGCTGCTGTCGGTTCACAAAGCGCAATTGCGGGCATCGGCAAGAAGCTGCTGGCGCTGGGCGCGGGCGTCGTTACTGTTCAAGCGTTGGGCCGGGCAATCTCTGGCACAATTTCCCTGACTGCCGAATTTCAAGGTGTGATGCTCGGGTTGCAAGCCGTATCCAGGGCAACGACAGAGCAGATGGCGCTCATGGAGAAGCAGGCCAGAACGCTGGGCGCCACAACAAAATTCTCGGCCACTCAGGCTGGCGAGGCGCAACGCTTTCTTGCTATGGCGGGCTTCTCGGTCAATGAGGTTCTTGCGGCCACCCCTGGCATCCTAACGCTGGCCACGGCTAGCAACATGGACCTGGCGCGCGCCGCTGATATCGCATCAAACGTCTTGGGCGGCATGCGCCTAGAAGTTGACCAGCTCAACCGCGCCAATGACGTTCTCGCTCTCACAGCGGCCAGCGCCAATACCAGTGTGGAGCAGTTGGGCCAGGCGCTCTCTTTTGCCGCGCCCTTTGCCGAGGCGGCGGGCATTTCGATTGAAGGCGCATCGGCAGCAATCGGCACGTTGTCAGATTCTGGCTTGCAGGCTTCACGCGCGGGCACTGGGCTGGTGGGCGTCATCCGTCAACTTTCCCGCGTCACGCCGGAAGGCGAAAAGGTTTTGGCGAAGTACGGATTAACCGTTGATGACGTCAACATCAAGTCGCACGGATTGGCAGATGTTCTGGACACAGTTTCCGAAGCGCAGCTCACACTTTCCGACCGTTTCCAACTCTTTGGTTCAGAAGCTGGCGCAGCAGCGGGCATCCTGACCAACAGCTCTGAGCGCGTCCGTGAATTGACCAGGGAACTGCGCGAAGCCGAAGGCGCCGCCGATCGTGCCGCTGACATTATTGGCTCTGGCTTAACGGCAGCAATGCTCGGATTCAAGAGCGCCGCGAGCGAAGCCACGCTCCAGTTCGGTGAAGGCGGCTTGATTGGTGGATTCTCGACTCTGGTGGAGACTGCGACCGGTGTCATCACCGTGTTTAACGGAATGCAAGACGAATTAGAAGGCGCGACTCAGCAGCAAGTTGAACTGTATGAAGGCATCGCCAAGGCCGCTGAATTGGCGGCTGTGATGATTGGCGGTAGGCTGGCGGTGGCAATCGGAGCCCGCCTGGTTCCTGCCCTGGGCGCCTCAATTGCCTCGATGGCCGCTGCCACCGGCCAAGCCTACGCATACCAAACCGCGCTGGCCGCAAACACTGGCGCAACCTTGGCCGCCGTGCGCGCCCAAACAGCCCTCACAGTTTCCACCGGCGCTGCACGCGGGACAATGGCATTGCTCGGCGGGCCACTCGGCGTGCTGGTGGCGGCGACTGCTGCGGCTTATGCATTCCGTGAGCAGCTGGGGCTGACCCGCATATCGCTGGAAGAAATGGAAAACGCATCCGACAGTGCTGCGGCTTCCATCGCAAACTTGAGTGCGATGGAAGCCGCTCACGCGAAAATCGAGGCCATCGGACGATACAATGAAGCTGCTGTTGAATTGGAACGCTACGGGACGCAGGTTGATATCCTTTCCGAAAA